AGGCCATGGCACTTGAAAAGAAAGCCTGGAAAGCCACCCATGTGGGCCGTTAACTCAGACGGTCAGAGTAGCCGACTCATAATCGGTTAGTCGCAGGTTCGAGCCCTGCACGGCCTACCAATCAAAGTTGGATCATATTTTCAAGGTGCAACGTTGCACCTTGAAATCGGACAAGAAGTGTGATCCCTATCATTCAGAAGCATGAAGCGAGTAAACCTAATCTCTGCCGTGAATGCGTCGAATATCCGCAAGGATGGCGCGTCTTACTACATCAAAGACTTGGTTCACGCTGTTGACGGCATCGTCCTGAATGGGCGGCTGTACCCTGGCGATGAATTGCAGAAGTCGGTTTCTACGCTTGAGGGCAAGCCAGCCCCGGCTGGCCACCCGAAGGACGACCAGGGCCGACACATCAGCGCAAGCAACGGCAAGGCACTAGCTTCTGCATACATCGGCGCCTACTGCACCAATAGCCGCTATGAAGGCGGGCGTGCAATGTGCGATGTGGTTATCAACGAGGCCCAGGCAAAAGCTCTACCCGCTGGTGCTGAAATCATCGCCCGATTGGATGCAGCGATTCTCGGCACAAATACCGAGCCAATCTCGGTGAGTTCCGGCCTGCTACTGCGAGAGATCGCCGCTAATGGTGAAAGCCGCGGCAAGAAGTACCGCGCCATTGCCACAGACATGAACTTTGACCATGTTGCTTTTCTGCTCAACGAGAAGCCAGCCGGATCACCAGCAGATGGGATCGGTGTTTTTGTGAATGAGGCAGGCGAGGAAAGCGAGGTTGAAACCGTGGAAGTGAATGATATTCATGAAGACCAGGATACGCCGAAGTTCATTCGGTGGCTTACTGCGATTTTCGCCAATGTCAAGGCGCAAAAATCGACTTCCCTATCATCTAGCACAGACGAGGTTGATATTGAGCCCGTCGAAATCAAACCCGCCACGAATGGAGATGATCCGGTGAAAGAAATCATTATCGAAGCGCTGAACAGCGCCGGGGTGGCTGTTGCAGGGCTCGATGATGCCCAGCTACTGGCCGCATACAACTCGCTGCAAGCCAAGCCGATCGAGGCCAAGCTGGCAGACGTTACCGCCAAGCTGGCCACGTTGGAGGCTAACGCCGCCGCCGCCGCTGATGCCGAGGTGACAGCGCTGGCCGCAGAACTCGCCGCCAATTCGAGCTTGACCGTCGATGACCTCAAGAAGCTCGGCGCAGATCGCTTGAAGGAAATCAAGGCCAACACCAAGGCCGCGCCGATCCTGCCAGCACAAGGCGGGACCATTGAGAAACTCCAGGCGTACAGCCTGAACGCTGAAATCAAGTAAGGAGCGAACATGCCTAACGCAATTTTCCGCAGCACGAATGTCGAGCCGCGCACCATCTCCGACCGCACCGTGTCTGGTGCTTTGCTGCCATGTACTGCTGTAAGTATTGGCGCCACGCAACTGACCCAGGCGACGGCAGTGTCGGCTACCAATCTGGCGCTGCTCGGCCCTCGTGACTTTTACGGCCTGAGCACCTCCAGCACCGATGTACTCAAGACTCCGTATGTTTCTGGTGAAACCGGCATCGCCTACAAGCTGCGCCCTGATGATCAAGTCGTTTGGGCTATGGCCGCTGGCACTTACACCTACGGCCAAGAACTTACCGTTGCCGCTTCTGGCCGTTTGGCTGCTGCTGCTGCGACGAACATCGTGGTCGCTTTCTACGATCAAGCTGGCGCAACCCTCTCGGCTGGTGATCTGGCCGATGTGTGTGTCGCAAACTTCTACACCAAAGCCTAACTAGGAGCTTCTCAAAATGGCTGACATTCTGCAATTCACGCCCGAGCAAGAAGCCCAAGTCTGGGCCGCTCGCAACAGCTTTAACGACCGCCAAACTGCCATGTCTACCAATGGCGCATTGGAGGGCAATGCCCTGTCGATCCCCATCGACGCATGGCGACGCATTGACGGCCGTGCACAGCAACTCGCTCGATCGCGCTTGGTGGTGTTTAACGCCCTGGCCGCTGCCAGCACGCAGCCCGTTTCGATCGCTGATCTGGTGAGCTACTACCCACAGGTGAGCGACTCGGGCGAGGTGACTGTGACCATGGATGGTCGCAACCAAGCCAAGGCAGACCAAGCCGCCGTCAAGTACGTGGGTACCCCGGTCCCCGTGATGACCTCGACCGCTCGCATGGGCTGGCGTCAGATGGAAGTCATGCGCAAGGGTGGCGGAATGCTGGATGTGACGACCATCGCCAACAATCAGCGCAAAGTCGCTGAGAAGCTGGAGGACATGGTTATCAACGGCTTGTCGTCGGTGAGCGTTGGCGGTGATACCGTCTACGGCCTGCGCAACTTCCCCCAGCGCAACGCACTGACCCATGGCCTGACGCTCTCGACCGCTACCGGCGCACAGTGGCTGACTGCCGTCAAGGCAATCATCAATTCGGCCATCGGAGATAACCAGTTCGGCCGCATCACGTTGTTTGTGAACATTGGTGATTACGTCGCAATCGACACGACCGACTATAGCGCGAGCTATAGCGGCACGATCAAAGAGCGCCTGATGACCATTGGCCAGATCGCTGACATTGTGCCATCCTCGTCGATCCCCGCGAGCGAGATCATCGGCATTGTTGATTTGGCCGCTGGTGAGTGGGGCTCGATTCTGTCGGCCATGCCTATGACCACGCGCCCGAAGACTCGCCAAGAGCCCGAGGACGATTATGTGTTCAGCGTCATCGCAGCCGCCGCGCCGCAGTTCCGCGCTGACTACAACGGCAACTCGCCGTTTGTCCATTCGACGACCGCCTGATGAAGTTCATCATCACCCACATGAAAGCACCCTGGCCCGATGGGGCTGGGGTGGGTGATGTGGTTTCGTTTGATGTGGTCCCGCCTTGGGCCTTGGGTAAGTGCAAGCCAGCCGCAGAAGATGTGGCTGTGTTTGTCACGCAGCAAGCTCAAAAAGAGCCAAGCTTGCGTGAACAGGCCGAAGCCATGGGCATCAAGGTGGATGGCCGCTGGACTGACAAGCGGATCGCAGAAGAACTCGCCAAGGCACAAGCCAAGTGATTACTGTCACTCAAGCGACTCAATACATCGACATGGCGCTGGGGGTTTCGCTCCCGGCGTTTGTTGTTTCTGCGGCAGTCGAGAAGATCGAAACCGCAGAGCCCGCCATGGTTGCAGCCGGATATTCAGAGGCTGACATGGTGTTGATTCAATCGATGGCCGTGGCTGTTCTCGCGTGTGGAGGGGCACCACGGCGCATTGATAACCAGGGAGCTTCTAGCGGGGCTCGCCGCGCATTCAAATACGAGGACGGAAGCCTCTCGAAGCTCCGCCGCTCGCTCGCATCGCTGGACACTGCAGGTACGGTTGCTGATTTGATCGGTGCTGATCCGGCAATGTCCACCATGTTCATGGTCGTCTAAGGAATCGAAAAATGGCAAACGCTGTATACCCGAAGTGGAAAGAAGGTCTTACTCAGGCCAGCGCAAACACGGCACTAACTGGGACCGTAAAAGCGGCCTTGGTCGATACTGGAACCTACACCTACAGTTCCGCGCATCAGTTCTGGTCGTCGGCATCGTCTGCGGTTGTCGGAACGCCACAAACAATTGGCACAAAGACATACACCAACGGGCTGTTTGATGGCGCTGATGTGACCTACACGGCGCTCACTGGATCGACCGCAGAAGCTATCATCATCTACATCGACACTGGATCAGCCGCTACGTCGCCATTGGTCGCGTACTTTGACACTGGCGTCACCAATCTGCCGGTAACCCCTAACGGCGGTGATGTAACTATCACCTGGAATGCATCCGGTATCTTGCAGCTCTAAGCCACGCTACTAAGGGGAGGGCTGCATGGCCCTAGTGCAGACCTCCACACTGCTCCGCACAGTCAACAGCGGGGCAACGTCAACGATCTCATACACAAGCAACCTGACGGCTGGAAGCCTGTCGGTGCTTTGCGTTGGCAACTACCCGAGCGGAATCACATCCGTCTCGGGTAGCACGAACGGGGCATATTCCCAGGCTGTTACCTACGGTGACGGCGGGAACAACTACACCGAGATTTGGTACAAGGCCAACGTCTCGGCTGGGGCTGAAACTCTCACGATAACCCCAACGAGCGCAAGCGGGAATTACGTCACCGCAGTAGCTCAAGAGTGGTCCGGGATGGCGACTAGTTCGCCGCTCGATCAAACAGGCACATCTGGAACGCTCACGGTCAGCACGACAGGGGCGACGACGCAGGCCGATGAGGTTGTGTTTACCGTCGCGGTGGCCGACGCCGGATCGTCCAACGTCGGGTGGGGCACGCCGAGCGGCTACACGCTGATCGCCCGTGAGAACGACTCGAACACGTACACGGGCCTGCAATCTGCGTACAAGATCGTTGCAGCTACTGGCACGCAGTCAGCCACTCACACGAACTCAAGCGTCTCTGCTGACACGATCATCGCCGCGTTCAAAGTGGCAGGCGGTGGTGGTCAGACACTATCGCCGGGTCTGCTGACAAATACCAGTACGATCTACGTCCCGAGTTTGACGCTTGGGAGCGTTGCGCTATCTCCGGGCCTGTTGACAAACACGTCAACGCTCTACGCTCCGACTTTGAGTGCATCGCTCAATGTCTCGCCTGGGTTACTCACAAACACAAGTACGCTCTATGCGCCATCGGTGAGTGTTGGGGTGTTGACTGTATCGCCAGGGCTGCTGACCAACTCAAGCACGCTTTACGATCCGTCGATCACTCTCGGTGCTGTCTCGCTATCTCCAGTCCTGCTGACTAACACCAGCACGCTATATGCACCGGCTTTGTCGCTCGGTGGCCAGAGCCTTAGCCCTCCGCTACTGACCAACACATCGACGATCTACGCGCCAAGCATTGCACTCGGTGCAGTCAATCTCTCGCCTGGGCTACTGACAAATACGTCCACGCTGTACGCGCCAAGCGTTCTAGCTGGCCAGAACCTAGCCGCGCCTTTGCTCGATTCTGGCGGGTTTATTTACGCGCCTAGCATCTCACTTGGCACGGTTACCCTATCACCTCCGCTGATTGGCAGCACTGGTGCGCTGTATGCGCCTTCTATCGCCACCGGGACGGTCATATCGCCGCCGCTTCTGACCAACACAAGCACCCTTTATGGGCCGTCTTTGTCCGTTGGCTCGGTGACGTTAAGTCCAAGCCTTCTAACCAACACCAGCACGCTTTACGCCCCGACGCTCACGCAGTTCTCACCAGGGGCGCAGACACTAAGCCCTGGGTTACTGACAAACACCAGCGCACTCTATGCGCCTAGTCTGTCTGTCGGTACTACGTACCTAAGCGCCCCGCTTTTGGTGAGCGATGGGCAAGCCTATCACCCTGCAATCTCGTCTTTGCTGTCGGTTGGCGCGCCGCTTATCACCAATACATCGAGCGTATTTGCTCCCGTTGTTACGCCGGGCGGGGTAACTCTGCAACCCGGCATTCTGGTGAATGTCTCGGCTTTGCTGCTCCCTATCATCACGGGCGGGGCATCTGCAAACCCATCTGCGAAGTGGATCTATTCGGTCGCTACGCAAGGGATGGGCTTCAACGTCTCACCCGATGGGCTTTATTACTCGGTCAAGGCAAGGTCTTAAATGCCAACTGGTCAAGGTACCGCAACGATTGATTTTGGCGCCTTCCCTGGCGGGAATGAGGCCAACGTGGCCGTCACTGGTGAGACTGCAATTTCAGCCACCAGTAAAGCAGAAGCATTTTTCATGGGTGACGACACAAGTGGATCACACACAGCAAGCGACCACAGGTACACGGTTGGCGCAGATGACCTGTTTTTTTACATAGCAGATTGAAGGATTGAGCATGGCAACGACTGGAACCGCGTGGGACTTGAGCAACCCGGATAAGCCGGTGGCAAAATTCGACCCCGATGCAATCCGTGACATTCCTATGGATTGGTCGGAGTGGTTGACCGATATCGGATCGACCTACTCTAGCCATTTGGTAACAGCTCCGGCCCCGCTTGAGATGGTTTCTAGCTCTGAATCGTCTGGTGTTATCACGGCCCGAATCAAGGTTGCCACGGCTGCGACGTACACGCTCGGCACCAAATGCCCAGTTACTTACACGGTAACTGCTGCGAATGGCGAGAAGGACGAGCGCACGGTTTGGCTCAAGCTCGTGCAGCGGTGATCCCTATCATTTACGCATGAGTAACGCCGCAAACTGGAGCTACACCAGCACAGCTACGCACTGGCCAAGCATGGGCCGGGACGATTGGACTGGCACGCTTCGATTTGGCGCGCCGGTTTCATTTGCGTGTGACTACTCGGCAAAAGCGGAGCGCATGACGGATCAAAAGGGCGTCGAGTTTGTTTCACGCCAGATCATCTACACCGAGCGGGCCACGATTAACCGGGGTGATTTTGTGATGATTGGCGCATCGACTGCGGCTGACCCAATCTCAGCGGGAGCGTTTGAGGTTCGATCTGTCACACGTTTTGCTGATACGTTCGACAAGATCGCTGATGACTACATGGTGGCCACATGAGCGAGGTGCGAGTAAACAACCACATTGGCGAGTTCATCACCGATGTGCAAAAACGCGGGGCCAGGAGCATGACGCAAGTGCTAATCCTTGGATCGTCTGAGGCTTCCGTATTGACCCCGGTAGATACGTCAAACCTGCTGAACTCGCAATTCCGATCTGTTGACATCAACGCAGATAAGATCGTTGGAACGGTTAGCTACTCGGCAAACTATGCCAGATGGGTTCACGACCCGGCTGTGAAGCAGACTTTCAGGCGTGCGACGGCAGAAAAGGAATTTCTGACAAAGGGATTCAGCCGGGCAAAACCTAACATTGATGCTGTGATGAGTGGGACATTGAAGGTATGAATGCAGCGGACATTCTTCGAGAGTTTCTAGATCCAATCCTGCAAGGCTGGCGGATTCAATTCGGCCGGTGGATGGACGGGAACCGAGAAGATCGGTATGCGGTGATTCGACCTGTCGGTGGAATTCCCGTTTCACTTGTGCGTGAACCTCAATTCACGCTGACCCTAGTCGCGGGTACTGGTGATGATTCGTCTGTGGTTTCTCTAGCCGCTGATGCAGTCATCGAAGCAATGCGCGAAACCAGTGGAAACGCTGTTTTCTTGCAGCCGGGAGAGCCGGTGTATTTCGCCACCGAAGACGGGCGGCACATTCTTGAACTAGCCATCTCGGCTATCACTACGTAAGGAGACTCTGAAATGGGTACTTTTGTCGGGCGCGACGTACTTGTCGAATTCGCCATTGCAAACGAAGACGCAACCATTGGTTCGCTGACCTACAACAAGTTGGGTATGTATCGCGGCCAAGCGATCGACACGACTTGGGAAACTGTGGATTCGACCGCGTCGGATTCTGCGAACTTCACCAAGACCAGCCTTGTGACCTTCAAAAACGTCACTTTGTCTATGGATGGCGTCAGCTATGACGATGCCGTACATAACCAAGAAACGCTTGAGGCCCATGTGGTTAACCCACCTTCGACCACGAACTATCAGCCGAAAGCTTGGTTCAAGGTCACTTACCCGAGCGGCAAGATTTACGAAGGCCCGTTCATCATCACCAAGTGGGGTAACTCAGTGCCTTACGCTGATGTGGCGACGTGGAGCATCGAAGCCATGAGCAATGGCGCCGTGACTTGCACCCTGTAAAAACACCTGACCTAAGGAGCTTAGAAAATGGCAGCAATTTCAAATATCGACGCGACCGTGGTGGGCCCGTTCTCGGCCCCCATTTCCACCTTGAGCGCATCGGACACGATCACGATTGACACGCGCCGCAAACAACTCGCCGTGTTCACGAACACTACGGGGGGTTCGCTTACCGTCACCATTGATGGCGCCAACGGTACTACCGTGAGCGTTAACGGCATTGGTGATGTTGATGTGTCGGCAGGCAAGGCGATTGTGGTAGGTGCAGGCCTGAGCGTGGCAGTCGTCTTGTCCACCATCAAGCACTACACTCAGGGCGTGGTGACTTTGACCGGTGCCGCTACCCTCAAACTCCAGATTTTCAATCTGTGATGTTGATCGAGTGCGGACATGTTCGCGCTCAAACTGTGGCCGGGGCTGAGTACTCATTCACCCCGGCCATTGGCCGTATCGCACAGCTAGGCACTCCGAGAGAGATCGTCGAGCTATACGCAGAGCTACACAGCCAAAAAGCTGAGACTGCTGCGAGGTTCATCCTTTACACCCTTTGCGACCAATCAGACCCGTCTGAGCTATTGGGGTGGGTGGATGATGTATTTCACTCGGGTGAGATGCCACCCGGTGAACAGATCATTCTTGCCCGTCACTTGATGCGTCACGGAATCATCGGTACCGCGAAGCAAGACCGCAAAGGTGACGGAAAGTTTTCGCAAGAGTTCAATGCATCGGAATATATCGGCGCTGCGATGATTCACCTTGGGATGAGCAGGCAAGAGGCCGAATGTCTATCAATGACCGAATTTCAGCAGCTTTTTGAGATCAAATTCCCAGACTCAAACAAGCACAAAGACATTGCGACGCGTGAGGAATACATGGCCGCAATGAAGCACTTCGAGGATATGCGCCGTGGCTGAAAATGTCGGGTCGATTTACTACACCGTCACGCTTGACACATCGCAACTCATCGAGGGGCAACGGAAAGTCGAGGCGTCTACCGGCAAGGTCCAGACATCGCTTACGCAATCTGCGCAAGCGGCAAAGACGCACGCGCAGGCTGTAGAGGCCGCTGGAATTGCCCAGCGTGAGTACGCGAAGAACGTGGAAAAAGCGGCTGCAAGCACCGACAAATTCACCATGTCGGCAAAAGCCCAGGCGGCAGCGATGCGAAGCCTACCCGCTCAATTCACTGACATAGCTACCGGGCTTGCGTCTGGTCAAGCACCAATGACCGTGCTTATTCAGCAAGGTGGGCAGATTAAGGATATGTTCGGCGGCATCGGCAATGCTGCTAAGGCGATGGGGAGTTACATCGCGAGTCTGGTGACGCCGATCGGTGTCGCTGCGGCTGCAATCGGCGCGCTCGTGGTCGGGGTCATCAAGGGCCGCGACGAGATGACAGAGCTTCGCAATGGCTTGATATTGACTGGCGGCAGAGCTGGAGTTACTGCGGATCAGCTATCCGGCATGGCCGAACGGATGGACAACCTCTCTGGCGTCACCAGGGGAAAGGCTGTTGAAGCGCTCAATGAGTTCATTAAGTCTGGAGCAAAAGGTGCAGCGTCGATCGAGATGATGACGGCTGCGGCTGTTCGCCTTGAGTCTGCCGGTGGGCAAGCTGTAGCAGAGACTGCAAAGCAATTTGCTGACTTGGCAAAAGAACCATTGCAAGCCTCGATCAAACTGAATGAGGCCACCGGGTTTCTAACACTCTCGATTTACAAGCAGATCAAGGCGCTGGAAGAACAGGGTCGACACACCGAAGCCACGGCCCTTGCCCAAAAGGAGTACGCCAACGCACTCAACAGTAGGGCCACAGAGATGGTGGAAAACCTCGGCCTGATCGAGAAGGGCTGGCGAGGTGTAAAGAACGCGGCCAAGGAAGCCTGGGATGGAATCGTCGGGTTTGGGCGTGAAAAGACGCTAGACGAGAAGATCAAGGAAACACGCGCCGCAATTGACCAACTGAGCGACCCGAAATATCGGCAGTCAGTTGATACGCCACCCGCTGCGATGGACAAGTTTCTAGCAGCGGAGAAGATGCGCCTTGATCTTTTGCTTGAACAGCAAAGGGCCATCAACAAGGCCAATAGCGCTATGGCGGATCAGCAAAACCTGCTGAAAGCCAATGTCAAATGGGATGAAACGCGCAACAAGTACAAAGACAAGGAACTCACGCTAGAGAAGGAAATCGCTCGCATTCGGCAAGAGGGCCAAGATGCAGGCGCAACTCCTGAGCAGATCAAGGCGACGATTGACGCAGCGACAAAAGCACTTGAGGAAAAGGACAAGAAAGGCCGCAAGCCATTCGACCAAGAGCACTACTTGGCAGGTTTGAGAGAAGCCCAGGCGACAGAGTTCCAACTCATCGACGAGAAGGAAAAGGAAGCCCTGCGCCTAGCAGAAAAGCGCCGTCGGTCGAATGAAGATGGCGAGAGAATCAGCGCGGAGACATACACCCAAGCCGTTGAGTTGATTACTGTCGCGGCTGAACAAAAGCGCCAAGAACTCATCTACAAGATGCTCGACGAAGCTGGTAAACAGCACATCAAGCAAGAGGAAGAAAAGCAGCGCAAGCTAGATGAGATCAAGAAGGGCCGCGCCTACGCCACGCAAATGAGCGTGGTCGATAGCCCTATCGGCAAGATCAATCAATGGGAGCAAGACCGATACACAGAGCTTGCAACGCTGCGAGAAAACGACCTGCAAAACGCAGAGCTTTACAACAATGCAATCCTAGCTGTTGAGCAAGAAGCTGCGAACAAGCGGGCCGAAATCCACCGCAAAGAAGCATCCGATAAGGCGGCCGCAGAGGCTCAAATTCTCGGCAGCGCATCGCAGATGTTTGGCGCGATGGCTGACATGCAAAAGCAAGCAGCTGGAGAACAGAGCAAGACCTACAAGGCGATGTTCGCGGTGTCGAAGGCCTTCGCCATTGCGCAATCCGTGGTGAACATCAACAAGGCGATCGGTGATGTGGCGGCGACGGAAGCAACGTGGCAGACCAAGCTGTTAGCCATGGCTTCTATCGCGGCTTCGACGGCTGGAATTATCGGCGCGATCAAAGGTGCAACCTTCGGTGGAGGTCGGCAATATGGCGGCCCGGTTGAAGCTGGATCAATGTATCGAGTGAATGAAACCGGCCAGCCGGAGATGTTCACGGCTGCGAATGGTTCTCAATACATGATCCCGACGAAAGATGGGAGTGTGACGCCTGCGAATAAGGTGGGCGGCGGTGTTCAGTGGAATATCGTGGTCAACAATAACGCGTCCAATGCGCAAGCGTCTGCAAGCGTTGACCAATCGAGCCGGACTGTTCAGATCACAATCGCGGAATTGTCTAACCAAGTTCAGACGAATACCGGGCAATTTTGGAACGCTCTGAGAGGGGCTACAAACGTGCGGGGACGCATCTCATGACATCAGCCTACCCTCTTTCGTTCCGCACCGTCTTGGCGTCTAAGAGCCGGTCGCAACCTGCTCAATTCACCATCTCATCACCACGGCGAGGGATGGCATACGTCCAGCAGATCGGGACGGATATCCCTGTTTTTTGGGATGTGACGTTTCGATTCACGACTGATGAGGCAAAGCTGTTTCAGCTCTGGTTTGTGACAGTCATCAATAAAGGTGTTGACGAGTTCACAATGCCGATCCGAACTGAGTTCGGGATGATCGAGCACACGTGCAGGTTCTTGCCTGACTCGCTCATGCCAGCGAATGACTCGGGTGACGTGTGGAGCTACACCGCGACAATCACGTCCAAGAAATTGAACATCCCAGCGCCATTTGAGGAGGCTGGTCCAATCATCATCGAGCTACTGCCTGACTGGGAGGATGGCGGTTCAATTATTGACGAGGCAATGACGCTGGCCATGCCGGAGGCTTGATGGATAAAACAGAGTTCTACGGCACCAAGCGACCTCTGCCGGAATATCACGCAATCACATTCACACACCCGGTGTTTTCATCGCCCATTCGGTTGGTGGCAAATCAATTCGCAGAGGTCACCCTGGCCGGGAATGTCTACACCCCGGCTCCGATGACATTGAAGCCACCGGAGCAGCGAAGCGATGCGCAAGCTCGCCTAACCTTTGCATTTCCTCGTGCGGTGGTTGGTAGGGCGTTCAAGCAGCACCTAGACCAAATCGCGGCAAGCGGGAGCACTTCGCCTATCACGGTCACCTATCAAATTTTCTTAGGTGACAAGATCACGCCAGAACTTAGCTGGACTCTGTATGTGTCAGATGCTGGGGGAGTGGCGTTCAATGCTGAAAGTGTTCAAGTGACTGCCCTAGATGACAACCCAATGCGGCGTGGTGTTGGTGTTATTTATGACCCGGATGTGTTTGATGGGCTGAACGAGCTATGACGCCTGATGAGTTCATCACGCGGGCAATGGGTATGCCATGGGCCGACAAGCAATCAGGGTGGGATGGGTCGGACTGCTACGGGCTTTTAATGCTGTGGATGCGTGAGGTCGAGGGGGTTGCAATGACCCTGGAACCTAGATTGTCTGTGGAGTTTGGCGTTGGTTCTAGCCCTGTCGGATGGGTGGAGATTGAAACACCCGAGCCATATTCAACGGCATGGATGACATGGAGGGATGGTGTTCCAACTCACTGTGGGATCGTCCTGCCCAATGAGATGTTGCTGCACAGCGAACATCACGACAGAGATGGGGTTGAATGCGGTGGTGTGAGGGTAACCCGTTTGAGTGTCATCAAGCGAGCGTGCGGGAAGATCAAATACTACAAGATGGAATCATGAAACTCATCATTTACAAAGACCCTGCTGGTATCAACGGGAGCGAGATGTTTGATCTTGACCCGTCTAAGACGTTTCATGAAAACATCGCCAGCCACTTTAGTACCGGCGTTGGCTGCACGATCGCAATCAACGGGCGAGAGGTTGATCCGATCACTGACACTGCGCTTGATGATCTACCTAGTAATGGTGATGTTTTGTCGATTGTTAGCCGCCCAGGATGGGAGGTTGTAGGCGCCGCGCTCTATTACATCTACTATGCAGTGATGATTGCGTATGTAATTTACGCAGTCACAAACAGGCCAAAAGCTCCGAATGCAACATCTGCCACAAGCAAGGATTCACCAAACAACTCGCTAACTGGTCAGACAAATATCGCCCGTGTCTATCAGGCTATCCCGGATGTGTACGGGTATCGGCGCGTTTGGCCCGACTTGATCCAAGCATCTACGATTGAATACATCGACCAGCTTAAGTACGTCACAGAGTGGATGTGCATAAGCCGAGGTGTTGGGACTATTACAGACGTTAGATATGCTGACACGCCAATAGCAGACATTGATGGTTCAAGCTATGAGATTTTCCAACCAAGTGCCGGTGCCGGATACGCTGAAAACCGCACGACGACAATCAATGATGTTTATCAGACATACGCGAGCCCGGAGGTTAACGGGCAGGAGATTCCAGAGCTTAAAAACGGTGCTCAAGTCACGTCATCGGCAAACGTCAGCGCAGCGGCAGGCGTTGGCATCGCATTCGTTGTCGCAGATGGTGCCCAATGGGATGAGCTGAAACTATTGTCTGCTGGTGGTCATGTAATCTATTCTGATTCGTACTACACGACACCGACCAACTTAGAGATATCAAGCATCTCAGTTGGCGGAGGAAATATCACTGTTTCGTTAATAGACCCATCGCAACCAGGATCAGGAAGCGGAACAGACACAATCAATGTCATACCAGTAAATGCGCACTACACGACGCTAGGCCCGTACACAATGACCACAGAAGGTGACCAATTGTGGTGGTCTACCATCTTCCCGCGAGGTTTAGATGGCACGGTACAAATCAAAGCTGAATGGTGGAAGATCAACGGCTCTGGCGTTGAGATTGGAGGAACTCGGCAAAACACGACGCACAGCTACACGGCTTCTACATTCAATGAGCTGTACTACACAAAGAAAGTAACCCCTTCTGGCGGGAATGGTAGGTATCGAATCCAATTCACGAGGCTAACTCTAGTCGTCGGTGCAAACGGGTCAGGCACTGCGAAACTAGAGGAGGTCTATGCCGTCAAATACTTTGCGACGAAAACTCTCCCAGGATGCACGATCATCATGGTGACTACTAAAGCAACATTGTCAGCTACCGGTTTCAGCGACCGCAAATTCAACATGCGGTGGAATCGCCACGTTAGAACTTTGACGAGCGACACTGTTTCAGCTTCTCGCAACTTCGCAAGGGCAATGGCCCACATGTGGACTATTGCTGGCAATGACATTGCAGGGCTAGACACGACTGCACTGCAAGCAATCAACACAGAACTAGGAGAATCAAGCGATTTACTTAGGTTCGATGGATCGCTAGATGATGCAGATATCAGCTTGGGAGAGCGACTCCAACTGATGGCTTCAAACGCCAGATGCCAAGTATGGCGCGACGGAACAAAATGGACTGTTAGCCGAGAACAGGCACGTCCATGGCCGGTGATGCAACTAGATTACAGAAATCTGGCATCGAATGGTGATTCGTCGATCGCTTATGCGTCACACCTACCTGCATCAAATGACGGTGTAGAGATAGCCTATGTTGACGAGTCAGCGCAGCAAAAACGGGCTTATATCAGATACAACACAAGCACAGGCGTACCAGTTGAGGGTAACGGGTCTAACCTCCGAAAAATCCAGCTTATTAGCTGCGCGACGGAATCGCAAGCGCGCAACCGAGCGTTGGTTGAAGCGAGGAAACTGATTTACTCACGCGTAACAGTACATGACACGGCCCTATCTGATGCCATGAC